AAAATAATAGAGGAAATATAAAATGGCAAATCCAAATTTAATAAATGTATCTTCTGTACTTGGTGCAAATGCTGGATTTAATTTGACAGATACAGCAACTGCAACTTTGATTACAGTTAGTGCAGATAAACTTGTAAAAATTAATAGAATTTCTTGTGCTAATGTTGATGGTACTAACTCTGCAGATGTTGATTTATTTGTAGATGGTATGGGTACTGGTACAACAGGTGGTGCAACAACAGGTGCTGATGCAACTGTATATCTTGCAAAGACTGTCACTGTTCCTGCTGATACTACACTAGTATTATTAGATACACCTATCTATTTAATGGAAGGCGATATACTCAAAGGTGGTGCAAGTGCAGCTAGTGATTTAGATTTATTCGTATCATACGAAGTATTAGATGACGCTTAATTAGGAGATTAACATATGGCTTCAAGTATTGCTGGAAATGGTGGAATAATAGGAGCATCAAATGTTCCTACCGCTGCTAGTCCAGCTGCAAAAGTAACAACAATTACATCCAATGGTTGTTTTAATAGAGCCGTTGCATCTGCTACAGTTATTGTAGTTGGTGGGGGCGGCGGTGGAGCTCAAGGTGGTGGAGGAGCTGGTGGCGTATTAGTCACAGAATGTCATCCTTTACCTACAGATGCTGTACCTGTAACAATCGGAGCAGGTGGAGCTGGAAGACCAGGCCCTGGCGGCTATTGTGCTCCAGGCACATCAGGTTCTGCTTCTACATTTGGTTCTGCTACACCTTTATCTGCACCAGGCGGTGGTGGTGGCGGTGGTAATCGTGGAAACGGCGGTGGCGGTGGAAACGAAACTGCTGCAACTGCACCTCCAGGCACAACACAAGCTACTATTGGTGGTGCTAACATGGGATTTAATGGTGGTGCTGGAAATGGCTTCCAACAAGGTGGGGGAGGCGGCGGAGGCGGCGACTCAGGTGGTTCCTCTGCTAATGTAGTTGGTGCTAATGGTGGAGCTGGTAAAAATTTAAATCCTTATGGTGTTCCTACTTGTGTAGGTGTGGGTGGAATCATAGGTGGTGGTGGGGGTGGAAACCTTACTCAATTTGGTCCTGGTGAAGCTGGTTGCTCTGGCTCGCGCTGTTCAGCTGGTGCATTTGGTTCATTCCCTAGCCAGTTAGCACAACAATCAACAGTATATAGATTTGCAACAGGTGGAATTGGTGGCGGTGGTAATGGCGGTATTAAACACGCAAATCAAAGTGGAGCAATATTTCAAGCACCTGCAAATGGTACAGCCAATACAGGCGGTGGTGGTGGGGGTGAAAACTCTGGCTATTGTAATGGACCACAGGTTGGTGGAACAGGTGGCTCTGGTATAGTTATTGTTGTAGAACCATGTGCATCTGCTGGAACTGTTGGTGATGGTGTATATTCTATGCAGGCACAGTTTAATGCTAAGGCTGCTTCAAGGTGGAAATAAATCATGGCACATTTTGCAAAAATTAATTCAGATAATGTCGTTGAAGTAGTTAATGTATTTAGTAATGATGATATTAATTCCAATGGTGGAGATTACTCTGCAGAGGCAGAAACATGGATAAACAGTAAATGGGGTGGAACATGGAAACAATGTTCTTACAACAAAAGTCAAAGAGGTAAATTTCCAGGCAAGGGTTGGAATTGGTCACCAACAAAAGAAAAATTTTATGACCCAAGACCCGCAGACTATGTGGGTAATAGTTGTGCATCATGGACATTAAACACAGATACATTAATATGGGAACCACCTACTGCTCACCCAGGCAATTCTGCAAGAGCATATACAGAAGATGGTATAGAAAAAATGAAGGTTGTTAGATGGGATGAATCTGTTAAAAAGTGGAGAGCTTGTAAAGATGGTCCTTATGGGGATTGTGTAACTGAATGGTATTGGAATCCCTCATCTAGTGCTTGGGAAGAAATTACTTAATAAATCACTTATAAATAATTATATAATTTACAAGTGGACTATATTATGAGTGATAATGAAGTAAAAATGGATGAAGATATTCTTAGTGATAATGAAGTAAAAATAATACCTATATTTTCTACAATACTACATCCTAGAGAATTAGTAGTCACAGAAAAACAAACAAAAGACTTAATGAATCTTACTCAAACTATTGAGTGGAATCCAAAAGATGATGTTGATAATATTAGGTCAAGAAGTATTAATGTAATAAAAGAACACAAAGAATTACATTGGTTAGGTGAATCCATATTTCATTGTTTTAATATTTTTAAAAATAGTGTATTAAAATATAATGATACAAAATTTGTTATGACTACATCATGGTTAACATATACATCCCCTGGCTTGGGTAGTATGTTTCATAATCACAATAATACCATGTGGAGTGGAGTTTTTTATTTTGGTAATGAAGAAGGCATAAATACAGGTATTAGATTTGGTGACTTTGCAAATAAAATGAATGGATTTTGTGTAGACCCTACTGAATATAATGATTGGAATTGTTCATCATACGATTGGCACCCTAAAAATAATTCTGTTATATTTTTTCCGTCACAAACACCACACACAGTATTAAAAAATAGAAGTGAACAAACTAGATACTCAATAGCATTTAATTTAATGCCATCTCAATTTTGTGGTAGAGGTGATTCATCAATATATTATCATGTGGGGGGTAATGATGAAATTAATACATCTATTTGAAAATTTTTTATCACTTGATACTATAAAAGAATTTAATAAACAAATTAGAAGACATCCTCTAGAAGATTGTTTTGGTAAGGCTGGAGGTTCTACTAAAACATCAATAGTTAATAATATTGAGTATGGTCATGTTGCAAACTATATGGACCAAATTTTTGATACATGTCAAATTCTTAATATTGATACATTAGGTTATAACATATGGCAACCAACAAGATATAATTATTTAAATTATAATGTATATAAAGAAGGTGCTGAATATTCATGGCATAGTGATGGCTCAGACCATTCTCATAATTTTGACCAAAAATATACTGTATTAATAAATTTATCAGAACAACCATATGAAGGTGGTGAGTTTGATTTATTTGATAATGGACCACAAGAAATGAAATTTACTTCAGGTGATATTCTTATGTTTACTTCTCACATGCCACATAGAGTTAGACCTGTAACAAAAGGTGAAAGAATTACATTAACATATTGGATGGTAGGACCTAAATTTCAATGAATAAAGAATTATTTCCATTTAAAAGTTTTATACATGGTTCTTATATAGACCCAAAAATATGTGATGCATTAATAGAAGAACATAAAAAATCACCAGATGTAAAAGATGGTATTATTAATAGAGGTCATGTTAATATAAAAATTAAAGAATCAAAAGATTTAACTTGTAGTCCTAGACCAGAAGGTTCACCCTTTACAGATTATCTTGATGCATTACAAAAAGTAGTGAATGAGTATGAGGAAAAATATGATGAAGTAAAAAGTTTATCTTCATATAGTATTGTACAAAATTGGAGTGTACAATGGTATAGACCAGGTGGTGGTTATAAAGTTTGGCACAATGAAAGAAATGGGCCAGGTGTTGGAAGTCATAGAATTTTAGTTTTTATGACATACTTAAATGATGTACCAGATGGTGGCACTGAATTTAAATATTTAGATATCATTGCTCCAGCTAAAAAAGGATTAACATTAATATGGCCTACTGATTGGACACATACACATAGAAGTCAAAAAACAAGAAAACATGAGAAGTACATAGCAACAGGTTGGTTTCATTATCAATGGACTGATGATATAATTGCAGAAGAATTTTTTTATAGAGGTGAATAAATATGTTTTATAAAAAAATTTTTTATTATTTTAAAGAAGCTTTATCAGAAAAATTATGTGATGATATTATACAAATAGCTATGGATGACAAACCTGATGTTGCTGTAACAGGATTAAAGATTAGAAATGATGAAGATGCTAAAAATTTATTACAAAAAAGAGATTCTTATATAACTTGGTTAAATGAAGAATGGATATACAAAGAAATTAGACCTTATGTACATAGAGCTAATAAACTAGCTGGTTGGAATTTTGATATTGTTGATTCTGAACCTTGTCAATTTACAATATATAATGAAGGTCAGTATTATGGTTGGCATACAGATTCATCAGGTTGGTATTATGAAAAAGAAAAACAGAATGGTTTAATTAGAAAACTATCTGTAACAGTTTCTTTGTCAGACCCAGAAGATTATGAGGGTGGACTTTTAGAATTTGATACTAGAATACATGATGAACCAGATAGTAAACATTACATAGTACCATGTAAACAAATATTACCTAAAGGTTCAATTTGTGTTTTTCCAAGTTTTACTCATCATAGAGTTTCACCTGTCACAAAAGGAAAAAGACTTTCATTGGTACAATGGAATTTAGGACCAGAATGGAGATAAGATATTATGAATGATAATAATGAATTATATGAGCAATTTTTTGCAACACCTTTTTTTGCAACAGAAAAACCAGAATGGGTTGATAAGTTAAATGAAAATTCTCAACCATATATAGATGATGCTCATAATAATGCTGAAGAAAAGATACAAAAATTAGGTACTGATTTTGGTCATGTTTATCATTCAGTTAATATGCAAGAAGACCCTAAATTAGCAGAGTTAGTTAATTGGGTTGGAAAGACTGGTTTTAATCTACTTGACACATGGGGAGTAGATATGACAAATCATGATGTTGCAATACATAGTATGTGGGTTCAAGAGTTTGCCAAAGATGGTGGGGGTCATCATAGAATACACATCCATGAAAATTGTCACATATCTGGTTTCTTTTTTTTAGAAAATGATAATAGTTCTTATCCTTTATTTCATGACCCAAGACCAGGTGCAGCTATGACTGCATTACCTGAAAAGGATATAGAAAAAGTTAGTTATTATAGTAAGTGTGTAAATTATCAACCAAAACCTGGCAGTATATATATGTTCCCATCTTACTTACCTCATGAGTATGTTATGTCTAGAGGTGGAAATTTTAAATTTATACATTGGAACTTAATGGCACTTCCTAGAGATATTGTAATGGCAGAGGGTTCAGTATGAGTTATAAAAAAAACAAATATAAAATTGTAAAAAATGCAATACCAATGGATGTTGCAAATTTTGTACATGATTATTTTCTAATGAAAAGAGAAGTTTTTTTAAGAATGAAAAAATCAAAATACATATCCAAGTATAATGATGATTGGGGTAAAATGGGTGATGAACAATGTCCACAATCATACAATCATTATTCAGATGTAGCAATGGATACTATCTTATCATTATTGACTGATAAGATGAATAAAGAAACAGGTCTTAAATTATCACCAACATATTCTTATGCTAGAATTTACAATAAAGGAGAATCACTAGAAAAACATACTGATAGATATTCTTGTGAAGTATCTACTACTTTATGTCTGGGTGGAGATGTATGGCCTATCTGGTTAACAGATACTAAGAAAAAAGATGTGGAAGTTAAGTTAAATCCTAGTGATATGTTAATATACTCTGGGTGTGAATTACCTCATTGGCGTAATAAATTTGAGGGTAATCAATGTACACAAGTCTTTCTACATTACAATGATACATCCAATCCTAAATGGGAAAATAATAAATATGATAATAGACCACATTTAGGTTTACCAGTTTGGTTTAAAGGGAAAAAACTCTTATAAATAATATGTAAATATAAGAAACAATAGGACTTAATCATATGACAAGAGCAAGAGAAAATGCATCTGTTAAATTTGCAACAGCAGTTATAACAGGAGATACTACAATGGTAGCAGGAAAATCTTATGCTGTTAATACATCAGGTGGTGCAATTACTATGACATTACCATCTAGTGCTGATGGTGGAGATTACATACAGATTATAGATTATGCTGCAACGGCAGATACTAATGCAATAACAGTAGCTAGAAATTCACACAAAATTCAAGGAGCAGCAGCTAACCTAACAGTAGGAACAGAAAGAGCTGCATTTGGATTAGTGTATATTGATGCTACTCAAGGTTGGTTACTTACAGAAAAATAAGGAGTGACCTATGGCAGATTATAAAGATGTTAAGTATAATGTAGATTATGGAGATACTTCAGGAGCAGGTGGGTTAATAAGATTAGCAACAGCACATCAAGCACAGACTGATAGTGATGATGGTACAACTGCATTTGATTTTACTTCTGGTATTGATTCTACTTATGATGTTTACTACTTTGAAATGTCAGGAATGATTCCTCATGGTACAGTACAACTTCAATTTCAAGTGGACACAGGTACTAACACAAATTATAATATAACAAATACAGGTATGAGGCTCAGTTGGTTTCATGCTAATGCTGATAATGAAGCAGGTGCTGGTGGACATGGTGGCCCTAATGATGATGATACTAATTTTATAACAATTGGCCAACCACAAAAAGGTTCTGGTGACCCTGGCGATTTTCAAACTAGAGGTGCCATAGGTGGATATTTATATTTGTTTAATCCTAGTTCAACAACATTTGAAAAACATTGGATATCTAAAATGAGTGGAACAGGAGCTGCTGGGCCTAATCAATATGTAGAAGATTATGAAAGTTCTGGTTATTTTCAAACAACCACAGCAATAACTCGTGTAAGATTTAAGTATAGCTCAGGTGATAAAATAGATGCTGGTAGAATTACTATGTTTGGACTAGTAAAATAATGGCAAATTATAAAGACATAAAATATAATTTTAGTACAAGTTCTAATGCAACAGGTCTTGGTGGTGCTTGGAAACTTATTAAGACACAAACAGTTTCTAGTTCTGTTGCAGCTTTAGATTTTATTGATGGTACTAGTGATGTTGTTCTTGATGACACATATGAAACATATTTAATTGTATGTTGTAATATGCATCCAGCAAATTCAAAACCCGAATTACGATTTCACCCTGGCGATGGTGACTTTACAGATAGTAAAACTAGCGCACAATGGATTACAAGAATGAGTTATGGTGATGGTAGTGTCACAGTTGGATATGATGATACTAATGATTTAGCAGCAGGAACAGGTGGACAATCTGTTGCTATAAATGTAGGTAATGGTAATGCAACCGATTCGTGTTCTGGTCATATTTATTTACATGGGCCTGGAGAAACTGATACATGGAAAAGTTTTTTATATGATTTTGTTAGTGTTACACCTGATGAAATGGAAGGCTGTCATGGTGGTGCAAATATACAAGTAGAAGGAGCTATAGATAGATTTAGAATTGATTTTTCATCTGGTAATATAGATGCTGGAAGTGTATCTCTTTATGGATTTAGTGACGCATAATGGCAACTTATAAATCAATATCAAAAAACTTTGGTTGGGGCTCTGGATTTACTGGTGGAGATGCTTTAGCTAAAATATCTACAAGTACAGCATCATCTGATTCAGTTGTTAATATTACTTCTGGTATAGATTCTACTTACAATGCTTACATGGTATTTTATAATTCAGTTCATCCAGCTTCTGGCTCTAAGTTAACATGTCAATTTACAACAGATGGTTCGAACTTTAATTTATCATTGTGTACTGCTCAATCTAATGGTTCAAATACAGAGGCTGGAAGTGCAAGTAATAATAATGCAGATGCAAGTGAAGACCAAAATAGTGGTACAGCATATCAATCAATAGCATATGCAGATACTATTGAAACTAATGCCGAATCATGTTGTAATGGATTTCTTTGGTTATATGGGCCAGGGAGTACAACATTCCATAAACACTTCTATAGTAGGTCAGTTGCGAAAGATGATGCGCCTGGTGGAGCACAAACATTTACAACAGGGCAAATTAAAACTGCATCAGCAGTTACAGGTATTTCATTTAAAATGAGCACAGGTAACATAGATAGTGGTACATTTACATTATATGGAATAGGAAAATAGGAGAAAAATAATGCCGAGATATATATTAGAAAATGGAGTTAGGCGTCAAATGACAGATGCAGAAGAAGCAGCAAGAGATGCTGAAGAAACTGCTTGGACAAATGGTGCTCTTGCAAGAGCAATGGACACTCTAAGAACAAATAGAAATAGAAAAATAGCTGAAACTGATTATTTAGCTTTGAGTGATGTTACAATGTCTTCAGCATGGACTACATACAGACAAGCACTTAGAGATATAACTAATGGTGTAGATACAGTAGAGAAAGCTGAAAATGTCACATGGCCAACAAAACCATCATAATAGTTTGTATAAATAAACATATATTCAATAGGATAACAAGTTATGACAAGAAGTAGAGATTTTGCACAAGGGGCAACTAGAACAGAATTTATCTATACGGCAACTGCTGGGCAAACATCATTTAGTGGTAATGATACTAATAGTGTATCACTAGCATATACTGCTGGTCAAATAGATGTATATCTTAATGGTTCAAGACTGGCCCCTGCAGATTATACAGCAACCAATGGAACAGCTGTAGTTTTAGGAACTGGGGCA